CTACGGGTATGTCGTCAGCACCGATCGCATGGGGATGCCGACACAGTTGATGATCCTTCACCCGGACAAGGTGAAGCCGAAAAGGGATCCTGAAACGGGCCGGAAGTTTTTCCAGGTCGGGCAGGAACGGTTCGGCACGGACGAGATCAAGCACCTCACTGGCCTAATGCTGCCCGGTGCTGTGGCTGGTGTGGACATCCTCACCTACCAGCGAATCACGCATGACCTGGCGTGGAAAGTGAATTCATACGCCGATTCCTTTTTCGGGAATAGCGCGATCCCTTCCGGTGTGATCAGTGTTCCGGGCTCAGGTTCTCGACCGAAGGCCCGTGAAGTGAAAGAAGCATGGGAGAACAACCACGCTGGCGTGGCGAACGCTCAACGCCCCGCGGTGCTGTTCGGCGGCGCGACATGGACAGCCATGACGGTCACCCCCGAGAATGCGCAGTTCCTCGAGACCCGCAGATTCCTACGGGAAGAAATCTGCGGCATCTACAACGTGCCCTTGCAGCGCATCCAGGCAATCGTTCAGAACGCATCACAGGGCGGCGGTAAAGGGCTCGACGCGATCGACGCCGGCTACGTGAAACACGGGCTGCTGCCACTCGCGACCGCTATCGAAGCGATGTGGGATTCGATGATCCCAGGCGGACAGTCGACGTTCACTCAGTTCAATTTCGATGTGTTCCTCCGCGCCTCCGCTGAGGTGCGCGCGGCTGTCGCGCAGATCCACCGCGTGACAGGTATCCGTACTCGTGACGAGATTCGTGGCGAGGAAGGCTGGGCGCCACTACCGGATGGTAAGGGCACTGACCCTGACAGCCCTTTGAACTCCAATGCTTCGCCGATCGGCGGCGCTGACAATGCACCCGCACCAGGCGGCGAGGGAGGTACGCAGTGAAGATCCGTTCCGGTGGTTTGAAAGAACTCGAGCAGCGCGTCCTAGACGGTGACGTGCGGGCAATGCGTGCCCTCGTCCGTCAAGCATCTGGCCCGAACACGCTTGACATGCCGTTCCAGAACTGCGAACTGCGCGCCAAGCCAGACGGCACAGGCGGCACTCGGCTGCTGTTCACAGGCTACGCGTCGGTCGTGGAAGCGCCCTACAAAATGGGTGACTGGCTCGGCGATTATGACGAGGTAGTTCGTGACGGCGCGTTCGCGAAAACACTGTCCGAGAACCCGGATGTCATCTTCTGCCTGAACCACGCATGGGACGGCGCGCCCATGGCGCGCACCAAGCCCGGAACGCTGCGCCTTAGCGCCGACACCACAGGACTGGACACCGGCGCCGACCTCGACGGGTCGCGCTCCGACGTCTATCACGTGCAGTCCGCGATGGACGCTGGCGAACTCGACGCGATGTCGTTCGCGTTCTATGTGACACGGCAACTCTGGTCCCCCGACTATGAGCAGCGGGACATCCTCGAGGTTGACCTGAACGGCGGCGACGTGTCCGTTGTGACATGGCCAGCGAACCCGCACACCACAGGCACCACCGCGCTGCGTAAGCGCGCAGCGTTGGCTCTGGCCCGGTCCCGCGTGCCTGCGTTGATCGTAGAGCGTGCACGCGCCGAGAAACGCGCTGGCGCGACCCTTTCCGCAGCGACCATGGAGACCCTGCAATCCGTCCTCGACCTCATCAACGAAGCCGATGTTGCTGATTCAGCGCCGCTGCTGGCTGAACTAATGGGCGTCCCCAACCCCGATGACGACGGGGAAACAGATTCTTCCGCGCAGGAAACCGACTCGGCCAAGCCGACGTTGAGCCTGTCGCGGATGCGGTTGCTGGAAGATCCAGCGCTGCGCACTGCCTGAAACACGCACCACGCCGGCCCACGCCGGAAGCCACCTAGCTAGCGGCCTTCCACCTGGGACCACCTGATGCGGGGCTAACCCCAAACCCCTGGCGCTTCCACGCGCCCACATCAAGGAGTCCACCATGCTCGAAAAGCTCAAGGCACGGCTCGCTGCAATCGCAGCCGAGATACGGGCCATCAACGACCTCGCCGCGAAGGAAGAGCGCACCGCGCTCACCGTCGAAGAGGACACCAAGTACACCGAACTCCGCGACGAGCGGACGGCGCTCGAAGCGCGGGTCGCGCAACTCGAGGACGAAGAGACCCGGCGTAAGGCTGATGCTGACGCGCAGAAGCGTCTCGGTGTGAAGCTCGGCCCGGACGGTCTGCCCCGCGCGTCGATCGAGCGTGAGCCGTTGACCTACTCGCGTCTCAGCGCGCTGGAAGACCGCACGTCCTATGTCAAGGACTTGGCGACCCTCGCAGTCCGCAGCAACGGCATGGATGACGCGTAGAAGCGTCTGAACCGTCACGGCGCCGAGATGGATGTCGAGATGCCTGCCCGTGCACAGCGGCGGGACGACAACGCGGAGAAAGAGGTCCGCAATCAGGTTGGGTGGGATGCGCCGAACATCTTCGAAAAGCGTGTCAACCCCAACCGCACCGATGGTCAGGGCGGGTATCTGGTTCCTCCGGTGTGGTTGATGGATGAACTGATCCCGATCCTCCGCGCTGGCCGTGTCATCGCTGACCAGTGCAACGGTCAAGATCTGCCGGCCGGTACGGACAGCATCAACCTGCCGAAGCTCGCGACCGGCACCTCGACCGCGATCCAGACCGCTGACGCGCAGTCGGTGTCCTCGACCGACTTCACGGACACCAGCGTTTCGGCTGGCGTGAAGACGATCGCCGGTCAGGAGGACATTTCGATCCAGTTGCTCGAGCAGTCCCCGCTATCCCTGGATTCGGTCATTTTCAGTGACCTGATCGCGGACTACAACAAGAAGCTGGATTTGCAGGTTCTCGCTGGCACGAACGCCAACGGCCAGGTGCAGGGTCTCTACTCGTCCGCTGGCGCGTCGTCTTGGACGAACTACAACCAGGTCACCTACACCGACGCAAGCCCGACCGCGCCGGAACTGTTCTCCCCCCTCGCTGTGGCGTTGTCGCAGATCGAGCAGAACCGTTTCGACCTTGAGGGCGTGAAGTTCTTCATGCACTCGCGGCGTTGGTTCTGGATGGCGGCTGCGGTGGACGGCAACTCTCGTCCGATCGTTCTGCCGTCGTCGTTCCCTGGCTTCAACCCGCTGGCCGTGGCTGGCGCTACCGCTGTCCCTCCGGGTTACAAGGGGCAGTTGGCGCTCGGGTTCCCGGTGTTCACCGATCCTCTGGTGACCACCACGGACACCGCTGGCGGTGGCACGTTGCAGGACATCATCATCGCGTTGAAGACGCCTGATGCGTTCCTGTTCGAAGGTGAACTGCGGCAGCGGACCCTACCCGAGGTGCTTTCCGGCACGTTGCAGGTTCGTTTCCAGGTTTACAACTACGTCGCGTTCCTGCTGCGTTACGCGCAGTCGCTCGCGATCATCTCGGGTAGCGGCATGGCCGCGCCGTCAGGCTTCTAAGCCCTGACATTGGGGTGGGGCGTCGGATCAACGACGCCCCACCATCCCGCCTAGTTCCCGCTCCCGAAAGGTAAATCTCATGCCTCTGACCAGAGGGCACTACCCGCAGACGAATCCGAACTGGATGCTGTCAGGTGACGCGACCAACATCGCCAACCCCACCATCCCCGTCCGGTCCAACCTCGAATACACAGGGCTCGCGAACCCGACCGATGGTGCGCTCGCCGGCACAGGTGTCGCATGCTTCGTGCCGATCCCCGTTGAGCCTGGCACTGTCATCTCCAAGATCAGTCTCGTCATCGGCGCGACCGCTGGCGGCACGATCACGAACCAGTTCTGCGCGATCTACTCCGGCATCGCCACCCCGGCTTTGATCGGGCAGTCCACCGACACGACATCGGCCGCTATCGCTGCGTCCGGGTTGGCCACGTGGACACTGACGGCTGCGCAGCAGATCACCACTGCGCAGGCACCGCAGGGCTTCATCTACGCCGGTATCGCGGTCACAGCCACCACGGTCCCAACCGCGCTCACCGTGTCCATCCCGACTGCGGTGGGTTACAAGTGGTTCACGGGCGGGCCGCTGTTCCTGTCCGCGACTGCCGGTTCCGCTCTGGCGGGCACTGCGGCAGCAACGATCGCCTCGCCAGCCGCTAAGGCGGTCGCGCCGATCATCTTCCTCACCTGATGGACGGCGATCGGGCGAAGTA